TTTCGTCTATTGCGGTTTGCCCGCCCTTTACTAGCTCTAGCGCTATTTCGGCGCCAGCGACGTTGCCAGCGTCCATGACGTAGCCCAATGCGTCTTGGCTTAAACCCATTTCCAACGCTTTGCCAAGGTTGGTGGAATACTCGACAATGCCACGTACTTGCCCACGTAGGGCGTCTAAAAAGCCTTTAAAGCCGTAGTCGCCAGCCTCAAGCGCGGCGTTAAAGTCGAGGGCGCCCTTAACGGCGTCGCTTACCTTGGTAGCAAAATCGTTAAATTCGCCTTGCGCCTCGGCAAGCTTGTCTTTAGCGGTATCTACTGCCTCGGTAAGTTTTTCTTTAAGCGCTTCGGCAAAACTTTCCACCTCTTTTTTAGCGCCGCCCACGTTGTCTTTTGTCTCTTTAAATTTAGAATTAAATACACCGGCAGCGTCCGCTACGCGCATTTGCTGTTGAGCCGACAAACCAAGCGCCTTGTTGTATGCGCCTGTTTCTTGCTCGGCGTCAAAATAGCCCGAGCCAATAGCCTGCAAGCCGTTAACAAACAACGAAATAGGGTTAATAAGCTCGCCAATTAACTTGCCAAATTTGCCAACCTTTATGGTTGCGTTGGTTGCCGGGGTGGGCATATTGCTAAACGCGTCGTTAATTTTTACTAAGCCGTTAGCAAAATCGGTTGCCGCTGGCAGTAGTTGTTGGCCTAATTGTATTTGAAAGTTTTTAAACAGGGCGCTAAGGGTGCGCTGCTTGTTTGCGAGGTTGTCGGCTGTCCTAGCAAAGTCGCCTTGTGCGTCGCCTGTCTGTTTGTAGATAGCGGATTGTGCCGCCAAAATCTTTTGTTGAGCTGTAAGCGCACCGCTGCCCTTGTATATGCCTAATTCCATTGCCTCGGCTTTTAGGGTGGCGTCGTTGAGCAATACACCAAAACGGCGTAGCGGCTCTGCCTCGCCACGTAGGGCCGCGCCAATGGCCTGTACGGCCTCCTCGGGCGTTGTGTTGTTAAACGAGGCTAAGTCAGTAGCAAGCGTTACAAAGTCTGTTGTAAACGTGCTTAAATCCTCGCCAGCTAGCCCGGCAGCTTTACCGAACGTGCCGAAAGCACCGGCAGCGTCGAGCACAGCCTGTTTAGACTGGCCAAGCTCTCGAGCGGCAGTATTGGCAAAGTCTTTAACGCTCTTGGACGCCCGCCCAAAAATTACGTTGACCTTGCTAGTTGCTTCTTCAAAATCCGAGGCCGCTTTAATAGCCGGGGCAATAACTTGCGTTATGGTGCCAATAGCGGCGGCAGCTGGCAGCAATGCGCGCTGCAAAATAAAGCCCGCTTTTTGGGTTGTTGTCGTAAGGCTTTTAAATTCGCGTTGAGCGTCGGCAACACCCTTGCCACTAAAGCTTGTTAAAATCGGTATGTTAATTGCCACGGGATACCACCAAATTACGGTTTGTCTGTGTCATAACTTTACCCACAATGCTTAGTAGCTCGGCGGTTACTGCCGGGCGATTGCTTTCCACGGCCTTGTCAATAACACGTGGGGCGTCGCCTACCTCTTTATTTAGGTTGGCAATAAACGCCGTGTTACGTACTCCGCTAATGCCAGCGCCCGCGTGGTCATAGATAGCACCCGCAAAACTCTTTTGTTGTACCACCATTAAACGGTATGGCTTGGCACCGTACACAACTTGCCGGGTGTAACCGCCTTGGTCAAAATCTACGTAGCGCTCTTTAGTAGCTCGTACACCTACGCGCACGTTAAAGCCGCCTTGTACCTCGGATACGTTCCAAGCGGCCTCTCGGCCACGAATTAGCGAGCCTCGACGCATACCGGATAGCGGGGCACCGTTGCTACGCGATTGTGTAGAAACCATGCTTCGCGCCTCTTGCACAATTTGGTTTCCAACGGTTTTAATGTCTTTAGTTACTTGCCGCCTAATTTTGCGGTCTATGTCGTTTAACTCTTTTAACGCGTTTTGCACCCCGTAAACGTCAATTTGTCCGGTTATGCCCATAGCGTCGCTACCTTTTTTTGTGTGCCTCTGTCAACACTTTAGCCACCGTCTGCAAGTCTTGTAGCTCAAACGGGATATTAGGCGGCCACCAACCGACAGCTACTAGCACCTCGGCTAGCTGGCGTCTGTAGGTGCCGCTTCTGTAAAACTTGGTTGCTCTTGCTCGACAACCTCAATGTTGACAAGCTGCTTAATGAAGTTGTCAAACTCTGCCGGTACAACAATTTTGTTTAACTTGGACGCCTCAAACGCCAAAAAGGCTAAATCCTCTATGCCAATACCGTTGGCCATGTCGGACGCCTTGCGTTTAAATTTGCGCTCCCATGCCACAACAACGTAAAGGTTGGTTGTAACCGTGTACGTGTTGTCGGGTAACTCAACTTTTAGGGTTAGCTGCATAACTAGCCTCTTTCGTGTCGGGCCGTGTTGAGGCCGTTATTAGGAAACGTCTACCGAGTATGAGCCGCCAGTAAACGTAATGTCAATGGTTGACAATTCGCCCATGGTTGCGTTAATGACTGGCAAGCTTTCTAGGTAAGTGCCTGTCAGAATAAAGCCCGGGTTGGTTGCCGAATAAGTGTTTGGCGTTGTCGGTGCTTGTGGCGAAACCAACACGTTGCATTGGGTACCAACAAGGCTGGCCAATGTTGCGTATGTTTCGGTTGCTGCATAGCTCATGTAAAGCGTTAGCGTTAGCTCGTTGTTTTCGAGGCCGCCAACGTTGAAACGGGCGGTGTCACCAAATGCGGTGCTTTCCAATGCTTCTACCGTGCGGGTGAGCGTTGCGGCGGTGCACTGGTCACGCAAGTTAACCGTTGCGATAGTTACGTCCGGGTTGCTTAGGTAAGTTGTTGTGGCCATGGGGTTACTCCTCGTTTGTGTCTATGTCTTTTTTAGCATTTTTTGCGGGCTTAGGTGCGGATACTTTAATAAAGCCGCCAGCTACTAGCGCCTCGATATTAGCACCGCGCTTTACAGCTAGGTCTAGGTCAAAATCGGCGCCCGGTGTACCCACTCGAGGGCTAACAACGGTGTATTTGGTCATGCTGTAGTACTCGCTTTCAAGTCAATAGTTAAATCATAGGCGGCGTACTCGGCCCCACCGTAGATAGCCACCGTTGGGCGGCCGCCAGTAACCGCCACGTTTTTGGCAAGTAGTAAAGCTGCCATATTCATTAGCGAGCGTTGCGCGTCTAGGTTGCCCGGGCCAAGGGTAATTAGCCGTACAGGAAAGGTAATTTCAACAATGTTGTAGTTAAACGCCACAAAGCTAGGGGCGTCTATAAACGCGCACGGCGGGTTAATGTTTCGCGGGTCATTAGTGACGGTAAGCCCCGTAATCGTGTTTAGCGTCGTTGTGAGGTTGTCTAGCGCGACGTTAAAAAGGTCGGTGTATGCGGGTACGGGCATTAGGCCACCGCGGGGCGGTCAATACCCAACAGCTGTTTAACCATTGGGCTAAATCCTGTTGAGCCGCCAGTAGTCATACCGTCAAACGACGCGTAATCCATGCCAGCGCTACCACGTTGCCTATACAAAAAGCCTGCATAAGCCACGGTGCCGAGGGTTACCGCGGCGCTCGGTGAGGTCGTCAAGCTGTCCACGTACCCGGCTTGCTGTCGTCGCTTGTAGCAAACGGCGTTAGCACTTGTGCGGCATTGCGTTAGAAACGTGGCGTCGGCAGCTGTAGCGGTGCCTATGCCTAACCAATCCTCAACTTGGCTGTCGAGCGTTACCCACGTACACGTAGGCGTAGTAGTCAGGGTGCCAGTAGCCGCGACAATTTCGACGTTGGCAGCTGTACGCGCATATAACACTTGGTTTTGTATTGGCTGCTGGTCGTCGTAATGGAAAAACCCTTGCTCGTCAACGCCCGTAAAATAGTATTGCGGCAAGTCAACGACGGTGTACGTGCCGTTAAAGGTTGCGTCAACGCCGCTAATAACAACGGATTGAGCAACCTCAAGCGGGTCGGCGTTAGTTAGTAATACAACAACCGCGTAATTGTCGGTTAAGTATTTTTGTGTGACCGAATAAGCGGCCATAATGGCCTACCTTTCGATATCAGACGAATTTAACAAACTTGGTGGCGTCTGCCATGAAAGCGGCAGCGTAACCACGGAAAGCAATCGTGCGGCCCAAGGTAGCTGGTACCTCAACGCTAATTGCGCCCTTTTGCTGTTCGTAGAATTCAAAGCCAGCGGCAGGGCCAGCAGCGTGTCCCATGAATGAGCCCGGTGCGTTCTTGTCAACAACAAGTACCAAACCAAGCGGGTTGCCGTTCCACGTTGTTGCAGCGGCGTTGCCGGCAGCGTTTTGGCCCATAAGGTTTGGTGCGCCTGTGTATGGAAATACTGGCCTGTCTTGGTTGTCTACCGAGCTGGCCAATGCGGCCCAACTTGCAGGCGTTACAAACATGTGCGTTGGCAGGTAGTTAGAGTTTGCCGAAATTTGGCGGGCGCCCTCGTAAATTGCTGCTACCCAATCTGCACCTTTGTCGGTATCTGCTACCGATGAAGTTTGTGTGATTGCTGCATGGCAAGTGTCTACGGCGTAGTTGTCGGTTGCTTGGCCGTAAGCAATTGCAAGCTGGTTCAAAATAATGTCAATGCTTGATGGGTCTGACCAATCCAAGTCTTGTTCGGACACGGTGACGTATGTTCCAAAACTTAGTTTTGAAACGTCGTTGTTTGAAACTACAACGGTTGACGCGTTGAGCGTGTCAAACTGTGCGGCCTGTTGTGTAACAACTGGTCGAGTTGTAATTACTGGACGGCGGAAAGTTGCGCCAGCTGTCGGCATTGCCCTAGTCCCGATTGCACTAACAAACGGCCTAATTGGGTTTAGCGAGTCGTAGACACTCCCGGTGATGATTTCTGGCAATATGCCCGGGGTGCTTTCCGTGTTAATGAATGGCGCAACACCGGGTGCAGCTTCAACAACTGCTTGCTTAATGTTTGCGTTCATTTGTGCAAAGTCGGCGCCGCCACGTACGTAGCTAGCGATGTATTCCGACGTGCTCGGCAAACGCAATTTGCGAGGCTGTGCATAAATGGTTTGCACGGTTGCGGCCTCAATAACGGCTGGTGTTTCTACGGTCTTTTCCATTTCGGTTAACTCCTCGTTTTCGTCTTGTGTATTATTTAACTCTATTTGTTCGGGCTCTTGGTGGATACTCGCCGCGACGCGCTGCACCTTGGCCGCCTCAAATGCGCCATAGGGCAGCAAACTGAGCTCTTGCCAATCGGCCTTAGTTACAACCATGGTGCCGGCCTCGTCAAAACTAAATTCGACGGGCAAAATGCCTACGCTTACGCTGTCCAAAACGCCGTCTTTTGCAAGCTCTAGCGCCTCGTTGCCTAGCGTTGTTTCGCTTATCTTGGCTTCAAACATGACGGTATCGCCCACCAACTCTCTAGCCGTGACCAAGCCGATTGGACTAGTGCTGTCATGGTTGAGATACATTTTGGGTTTTTTGCCCTCGAGCGGTAGTGAGCCCTGCTCAAACCGTACTTTTTGCCCGTCCGATACGACGGCCTCTACGCCGTATTGTAGGGCGACACCGGCAAGGGTTCTACGTGGCAGCGCGTCACCTTTAGCGGCGTCTAAATTTAATTCTTGTGGGATTAACCTAAGCATTGTTTACCTCGTTTGCCATGTCCGGCATGTTTTCGGCGCTGTCTTGGTAT